GTACGCTAAGTGCGTGTGATCTTGGTCTTTGCTCAGCGCTACTTGCGAACCAGCTAACACCCTGTAGTCGGTTACAGATACCGCATCAACAGACGAATCACCTGTTCTAATGTAGCAATCGTTAGCGCCGGTGTTGGTAATAACAATGCTTTTTGAACCTTCGCCTATTTCTATTCGAGCTGAAGTCCCCGCTGTTGTTATTTCTTGGCCTGAACCGTACTTTGGATTAAATGGTGCATTTACTGACATTATTTAAGCTCCTTAATTACCTACGTTGTACCAAGTGTTGTCAGCCGAGCAGTACTTCAAAGTAAAACTTTGATAAGCAGATAAGGCTGATGGCTCCCCGATGACGCTTGCGCCATTGCCTGCAACAGTAAGCGAGGATAAAACATATTGATTGTTGTTTACTAAAACCTGTTGATTGTCTACAACGTTAGCAACCGCTGGCAATGTTATTGTACCGCTAGAAAATGAAACTATGGGCTTTAATATTAACCAAGCGTTGTTCGAATTATTTGTAATTAAAATATTGAAGGCGTTAACAACAGGCGCTTCAATTTGCTGTGTATATTCTTGAATACCAGGATCCGAAAACGTTAAATTATCCTGCATATACTGTTGCAAAACAGATACCGCAAGCTCTCTAAATCTGTTAGCGTCGCCAGCGTACATCACCAGATTATCACCGGCTTTAACGCTCGTTGCCTCATTAAATCTATTGCTCATAGGTCAAACCTTATTCGTTGAAAAGTAAATCAGTGTCCGTACTTAAATAAGCCGGATCGTCTGGTGTTGGTGTAAATTCGCCCGTCGTGCTTCTGTACGGTTTATTGCCTTGACCCATTGGCATGTTGGCCGGTAATTGGCGCTCTATGACCACGACGGTATCATTCAATAATGCATCGTATGCGTTTTTGGCAATGACCTTTGTCTCTGGCATCGCCTGCTTGCCAAACGCAGGGGCCAGGCGTACAGCTAAATTTGTGATCACCGCCTCTTCCGCTGATTGTAGAAGGTTGGTTTCCTCATCGAGTAGCGAATCTTCTGGCGATCCTGGTATCGGGTATCCAACCAAAATGTTTTTGGCTTCCCATTGTTTGATCATAGTGTCTAATCGACGCAAAGCCCTTTGTAATTGCTCAGGCTGCAAATCAAACACATAATCAGCCAGCCCTATTTCTGCAAAGGCTTCTGTGATTAGCTGTCGCTTTGTATAGCTCATTTAAAATTACTCGCTTGGCTTTTCAGCTTTCGGCTCTTCTACTTTCTTCTTAGTTGGCTTTTTAGCTGGCTTAGGTTTATCGGCCTTTTTAGCTTCGTCAGTAGTTAAATACCAGCCTTCTTTGATAGCCTGATCAACTTCAGACTCTTCTACAATAGTATAGTCGAATTTGCCGCCGTGTATCTCATGCTGACCACCGCTTCTATATAACATTACCGACATAATTTACCCTTAATCTAAAATTGAATAAAAGAAAGGGCGGCCTAAACCGCCCAATCATCACGCTATTAAGTTTGACTAAATAGCATGATACCTGACATCTCAGGTTGCTTATTGACCACGCCGAATCGAGTGTCGAAACGGATTTTATAGCTATTAGTGTCGATGTCGTATTGTTTAGACATGCAAACCTCAAAGCCCTGGTCAGTAGTGGCACGCATGATTGCAACACCAGCATTTTCGTCATGTACGTAACGTGCCGGTAGGATTTCAAGCGAGTCTTTTTGCCAGAATGGGTTAACGTTAGCGTCAACAGTGTTTAAGAACGTGATCGCCGCACCATTTGCAGGGGTGGCGGTAACGTTTTTGTACTGTGCGCCAGCGTCGGTTGAACCACCGTCTGATATGATCGCAGGACTGATTTTCACAACACCAGAACCACCGCCACCAGATACGATCGCAGTAATACGGAAAGTTTTTAACTGTCCAGTATCTTGTTTAGTGATTTGATGAACTGCGTTAACACCAGCAATGGTGAAACAGTCACCGACCTTAACAGTACCGCCGCCCACTGCAATAGTGAGGTTTTGAGTACGGTTGTCGACGTTAACTTCTCCAGCGGTTGTGCTTTCAGATGATAGCGGTTCGTGGTATTGGTTCGCACCATTAACGGTAACAGATGTGCCAGCTGCCGCAGTTAAGCGGTTAGCGTAGTCTAGCTTGTAAGCGTCAAAGCTTGCGATCTCACCAATAGCCGCACGCTCGTAGGCTGTCAAAGCTTTACCAGCTAAAGTGCCACGACCGGCTAGGTTAGAAGCCATGCCGTTATAATCGCGAGTTGATAACGCTAAATAACGATCATAGCTCGGTACACCGATCTCGTTGAACGCTGCCTCACACTCTGCAACATCGTCAAAACCAGAAGCCGCAGCGGTACGCTTAACAACAATGGTCCCTTCGTTAGAAGCGGTGTTCATAATTGCAACGTTGATGTCAGACGCTAGTTTTTGCTTAGCTGCATCACCCAAACGACCTTCCTGCAACTGATCGCGTAGTTCGTTAGCAGTTAACGAAATAGGAACAGTTTTGTTAAAGCCGATAGAAGCTGGAACTGCTAATTGTTTAACATCTTTGAAAGATGCGCTGATGTCTGTACCTGCTGGGCCGTTAACTGACTCGGCAATGTAAGGTTGTGGGCGCCATATAGTATCACCTGCACGCTCTAGCTTTTCGCCTGCTACGCTATAGGTTGATACATTGCGTGATAGAACAAGTGCGTCTTGAAAGCCCTCAAGGACATCTTCAAACGCGACTCTTTCCTCTTTTGAAAAGGTGTTAGCCATTTTCTTTTACTCCAATTAATAAATTATTTCTTGTTGCGCTGCTGCCGTTTGTAGGCCATCACTTTTGAGTAATCGCCCGACTTTTCGGCCTCAGCTCTCAACCGCTCTAAATTTGAGTCAACCGAACCTGAAACTTTAGCATTGCCTGATACCTTTTTTTCTGGCTTGGTTGCCGCTTTACGGTTTGTAACTTTCAATTTTTTCTCCAAATCACTAACCGTAATAGCAAATTTTACGGGATCTTTAATCTCTGCAAGTTCCTTGGCTTTGCCAGGATTCTTGCCAATAGCATATGTCACCAGAGCTGGATCTGCTGCGTACTTAACGATAAGCGCTATTTGCGGCATACTTAAAGTACCCTGTACAACCTCCTCCGCTTCGTCAAAATCACGAACTTTTAAAGCTTGTCGCTTAGTTCCGTAATTTTCCAGAGTCTTTTGCCATTCCTGGCGCTCTTGCTCGACTCTTTGTTCAGCTTCGGCCTGTTGCTGCTCTACCTGCTGTTTGGTTTTGTGCCACTTGGTCAATTGAGCTTCAAATTCTTCCTCATCGTAGTCGACAGATTCTAGCGTTGGCTTTGGCCCTAGCTGTACCGGCTTAGTCTCAGTACTGGCTTGTTGCTCTAATCTTTGTTTTAGCTCTCGGTTTTCCTTAGCTAATCTACGATTGTTTTGTCTTACCTCTTTTACCCACTGCGGCGCTTCTTTGCTATCGTCGTCAGGTGGCGACTCCTGACCTTCAATCGAGACAACAACCTCTTCTTCGTCGATCTCTTCGTCCCCTTGATCTTCTTCATCGCTTTGGTCCTCATCGGCTTTGCTCTCAACTTCGGACTCCTCTTCGATTTCTTCGATCTCGGTTTCTTGATCTTCGTTTTCGATTTCTGTTGCTTCTACCTCAATTTCTTCTGCCGTTTCTAAAGTCATATAGACCCCTACTAAAAATACTCGTCCAAATTTTAAGCGGTTGAACGGTTGCCGCTTTGCTTGCTTTTATCGTCTAGCTAGTAACGATATCAGCAAAAAAACCTTTAAAACCTGCTGACACTAGGCGCCGCGTACTGCCTTATTCATCTTCTCGACCATCTCAATGATCTGATCCTGGTCGTCGCGTTCAATGCCTGCGAGCGTTTCCGCTGTCTTTGCTTGCGACTCTTCAGCCTTAGCCATTGTTAACACTGTATCAGCTTGCGCTTTCTGAGCTTTCGCCGCTTCATTTTGCGCTGCTGCCTGTAAGTATAGCGTATTTGCATCAGGTTGCTGATCCTGTGCCGACGCTGCCATTTGCTGCGCTTCTTCTTCGGTTGGTTCTAACACGCCAGATAACACAAGTCTTTTCCTAAAATGCTTTTTAACATCACTCATGCCTTCGCCGTCCATGTTCATCATAGCCAGGCTTGAAAGTATGTTCACTGTCTCTTGATCTGATGTAACTTGCATCATATTAGTTAAAGATCTAACTATTGCGTCTTTCTTAGATTGCGACGTTGGACCAACACCCACCGAAATATCGTGATTGGCTTTTGATATATCGTTTAGATATTCAATTTCGCCTGATTCGGTCATAGTCTTTTTGCCAAGCTCAACGTATGACTGTTCGTCATCGTTATTCAATATCTTAACGTTGCGCCCGTACTCTACATAAAGTTCCTTAGCCATCGACAGCCAGATTTCGCCACTGCGTTTGATCGCTTTAGCGAAATTAGACACATAAATATAGGTTTGCATATCTAAGCGGCTTTGGATTAGCTCTATCGCATCACCTGAGATATTGCTAATCATCTTCTCGCCAGCTTCTTGATTACCCAAAAGGTCTTTAATATCTTGCTCAGTGATCTGAAGTAAAGCGGCTAATGCTGCGGGTATTTGCGGCGGCTTGGTGTAACCTGCTGGGCCTGCCACTTGCTTATTGCCTGATGCATCAGTGATTGGGTTAATAAGTAAGAATGGATAATCCTTAATGTTATCCTGCGCCCACATTGCAGAATGACCAGCAATTTGCTCTGGTGTGAGTATCGGTTTTTCAACTGTTGAATAGGCGCTTAATTCGCCAAGCTTTGAGAGCTGCATGTTCTTGAGGCGTTGCGCGTCTTTCGATAGTCGTACATGACCCATGCACCGCTCTGTGTTATCAACCACCCAACGCTTACCATATACAGGCACAATGGGAATATTCTTTCCAGCAATTACTCCGCAATCTTCCAGGACTTTACCGCCAGATAAAATGTACTTGTGTACGCGCTTACGCTTAACCTTTTTTTCGTTGATTAGGGTTGCGCCTGTCGCCTCAAGCATCCTTTCAAGTTCTTCGTCTTGGTAGAAGTCAGATTGCTTGTATCTTTTTTCAGAACCGTCTAATAATTCATAAGTGAATACAGACTCTTTCTGGTATTCAACTTTGTAATACTCAGCTATATAAACCAAATCTGGGGCCGACCAATCATACTGCGTATCATCAATGCCTTTTTCCCATGATGACGGATCGTCGCCCCATTCTTCCGTGTATTGTTCAGGGGTCATTGAGCTGATCACATAACAGCTTTTAGCGTCGGACTTGTCTTGTCTTTTAGCGTTTAGATCAAAGAAAACACATGAATCGGCATCGTAGATCGGTTCGAATCGGATCTCTTGGAAGTCGTTTTCGTCGTCCTCTTCATCTTCATAGTCAGCACGCAAGCGCCAGGCCCCGATACCACCGCCGACCGCTTCCTCAAAAGCGTTGTCGTAGGCTTCGTCGGCGCACGAGTCTTGTTCGTTAGCTCTGTAAAGTCCATCTAGTACACTGGCTAATTTGTCGCCTTTGTCGCCTTTGGCCTTAAAATCTACAGTTATTTTATTGTTTCGATATTCGTTGATAATGCGAATTACAGCCAAGTGAACTTTGTTAACTTCAAACTTTGGCTTGTTTTCAAACTGTTCACCAATAGCGCCCTCCCACTGAGCGCCGGAAATAGAATAAAACCGCCTATCCTGTAGGCATTGTTCCCGCTCGTCTTTTTGGGCTGTTTGGATGGCGTCAAATTCTCTCAACGCTTCTTGATGTATAGCGTTCAAACGTTCTTCTTTTGTTCTTGCCATCTTACCACCTAGACACTATTGGCATGGGTTCTACTGTAACTGGTTTGGAATGTTGCGCACGTCTGGCGCTCTCACAAGCGTATCTAACCGCGTCAATGACGTGATTATTCTTATCCTCAAGTATAGGTAATATTGCGCCTGTAGTCGAATCTGTTTTATAACTGTACCGTGTAAGCTCTTTTATAGTGTTTTCGCAGCGTGGA